CTTCATCATTTGCAACCTCAGCACTAGCAGCACCTAAATTAAACGCAGCTGCTAACTTACTAATATTTCTATTCAATATCTTAGATGCTTCCTTACTTGGTGCAGGAATCTTCTCCAATAAATCTGTCATTGCAACAGCAGCAGACTTAGCAGGGAGTGCTAAGGCATCCATAAATGCCTTCTTCATCTTAGGATCTATCTCAAACTCATCTTCTAAATCTTTCTTTACTTTCTCTTTGACTTGATCCTCACCTACTCCTGCATCTTCTAACTTGTCAACCTTTGTTATTTCTCCTGCCTCTGGTAGGTCAGGATCTATTCCCATTGCTCTCTTTGCTCTGCGTTCTTTAAATTGTTTTATTCTATCTTCTTTTGATAAGTAATCTCCAGTTTTAGGATCCACACCCATTGCTGCTACTGGATCTGGTACAAGATTTTGTTGTGGTTCTACCTTTGGTTTTATAGTAGGTTTAGATGTTACATCAGTGGCAGATACATCAACTGTTTGTTTAGACGCAGGGAGATCCATTGCCTTTGTGATGGCACTAGGATTAGCGATGAACTTAGAAAGTCCAACACCCTGTTTCGACATAGCTGGAGGTAATGCTTTCATTAGTATTCATCCCACACTTCGTATTTGACTCCTTTACCATAAGGATCTATAAGAGTCAATGAATTTTGAATATACTCTTCTCTTTCTTTACCCTGCATATCATAAGGAACTGTAATTATTTGTGGTTGTTGTGGCACAGGAACAACTCTTGGGTCAGGAACTATATTTCCTGCTATGTTTGTTACTCCCTGTGTCACTGGTTCATTGTTCAGAGTTGATACTGACTCTGGCATTGTGCCAGGTGCAGTAATACTTGAGGTGTCTGCTTTTTGTGGAGATCCTCCTGACTTCTGCTCACCTGATGATGGATCACCAACAGGATCATCAATATTAGGTATCCATTTATTTTTGCCAGGTCGTAACCATTTATCATTATCATCATTGTTTATAAAATCAAAATGCACAGGATCTTTCTCTCCTTGCCACTGGAAACCAAACTTCTTACCTTTATCTCTCATCCATTCGTTTGCTTTGGATGTGTAGTCAATATCAATTGCCCAACCTTGACCATGTGGTGATTTGCCAGGTTGTGCAGGATTAATAACATTCTCATCGCCCGCTTCAGCTGCGTCGACTAATGCTTGTTGTTGCTCTGGACTTCTATATGAAGATGTTACACTCATAGGCAAGTTTATACCATCTTTTGCTGCACGATTAACTGCCTTAATCCATGCTTTCATAGTTGGTGGGTTCAATACAATAGGTCGACCATACATGTCCTTTGTAGGATCAGGTGCTTGTAGACCAGATTGTTGTTCTTCTGCTTGCTTTTGACCTGGCAATACGCCCATGTCTTTAGCAGCAAGTGCAGCATCAAGTCCTACGGATACAGCAGTTCCTACGCCAGGTATCGTAGATGCTATACCAGATGCTGCTTCAAGCATTGCACCTTTAAAATCACCTGACATCAAACGTTGTCCTGCAAATAATAGTCCTGCACCCATACCAACGAAAGGTATCTTTTTCAGTAGTCCTTTACCTAGTGCTTTTGCACCCACTTTTGCTATTGCTTTACCACCCACTTTAGCAGCAACTTTCTTTGCACCTTTCTTTAACAGTGCTTTTCCTGCTTTACTTGCACCTTTCAATAACTTACCACCAGACTTAGCAACTTTAGCAACACCTTTTGTTGCTTTCTTACCACCAGCTACAATATTTCTTACCTTTTTACCTAGTTTTAAATTCTTAAATCTCTGTCCTATCTTTAACTTCTTGCCTAAATTTTTTATATTTCTAAAAGTTCGTAGTAAATTCATTCCAAATCCACCTTTTTTACCACCACCTTCTGCTGCTTTTTGAGTGGGCATAGCACCAGTCTTTGCTGCTGATTTTCCTCCCCACCATACTAAAGGTGCTTTTAATCCTATTGTCTTCTGTGGTTTTGGTGTCTCAACAATACCAAAAATACTTTTTAATCTGTTTGCTTCTGCTATAACACTACCTTTTGCAGGAGATGGAGGTAATGTTTTTAAGAAACCAAGAGAAGAACTTATGATTAATGCTGCACCCTGTTTGTAAACAAGTTCTACAGACTCACCATAGTTTTTAACAGGAGTTACTACCTCTGGTTCTTTCTCTCCAACCTTTGCAATAGTTTCACTTTTTACAATACCACCTTTCTGTAATGCCACCTCTGGTTGGTATGGCATACTTTTTTTAAATGCTACTTCTTTTATTCTTTCTTCTACTAACTCTTCGTACTTACGTTGTTCCTTCCCTTCCTCTTTCTTAGGTCTCTCTACAGGTTCTGCTTTACCATATTGCTCATTTACATCATCTATAGGTATGGGTGCTATAGCAGGAACTAATTTTACTTCATCTGAACTTGTGATAGCACCAGCTACCCCCGCAACAAGTGACTTTGCTGCCTTCTTAAAAAAATCAATGACTGTAGAAGCATCCATTAGCGTCGGTTTTGTTCAGCGATACGATCTCTCTCTTTTTGAAGATGAGTTGCTAACATATTTACATATACCTCGCGTTCCCAAGGCATCATGTTTTCAATGTCTGTCAAGCTATATTTATGATGTTGAACCAAAGAAAAATTGGTTTGATAGAAGGTCATGATGCCCTCGTGAAAGAGGGCTATACGAAAAAATCAGATAATCCTTCCAGTACCACCTCATTTACCTTTTTTGTTTTTGGGTTCTTGACCTTTAACACATGTCTCAAACTTGGCATTGTCTTGAAGAACTCCTGTATGGCATCAAACTGTGCACTAGTCAAACCCCCAACCCATGTTTTTGATTCTTCAACAGAGTCTGGAGTATAGTCATCTTCACCAACATATACTCTTTTAATACATTTACCAACTAATTCATATGGTTCTGGTTCTTCACCCGCAAAATTAACCTTGGTGAAGTACTCAATGTCTGGATACTTCATCTCAACAGTAATCTCATCATTTAGTTTTATAATATTAGTATGTCCTTTAGGAAAATTGACTTTGACATCATTGACCATAAATTTTACATCCACAGTTGTTTTGCCATCATCAGCACATGTAACTTTCATCTGAATCTCTTCACTGATTGATCTAGCACGTATTTGTAAAAACAAGTATTCTATATCAAACAGTGCTAAGTCTGCTACATTGACTTTTGTAATTAAACAATTTCGTATTGTGTTTGTTATTGCATCTAATATTTGTTCTTGATCGTCGTTCTCCAATGCCAATATTAACAACTTCTGTTCTTTAACAAGAAATGGTCTATACTTAACTTTCTTTTTGGTGGAAGGTACAGTCAATGTATAGGTTGGCGTCGCAATCTCAGGTAATGCCATGATTTATAAATTCAGTATATTATATAGCAACCTAACTGAAGGTCTCGATATGACTGTACTCATAGTAGAACCCTACAGTCGCCTTAACAAGTTGTGAAGGTCCTGCTGAGTATGGTATTGATGCTACAGTATATGGATATGCTTTTACTAGTCTAACGTTCCATGGGTTTTTATAATCTCCACTATCTCCACCTATCTTTATTGGTTCTCCTTGAGGAGAATCATATTTTTCTAACTTGTGTATAAACATGTCACATGCATAGTCCTCATAGTAATTGGATGCCAGTGCTCTTTTATAGTCTTGCTTAGTCCTTTCATCATAAAAGAACTCAGGATTGGATGCAACTGCATTTGATGCAAAGTCTTGCCATGCTCTAAAAAATCTGAGTGGTAATGATGTTCCATCCATAAAGAAACTAACATCCAACTCGTTATATACCTTTGCTGTTGCCATCTTTTGTGTGATACCTTTATGCACTGACTTAATATCAAATGCTGAGTATGTCACACCTGGCATTTGTATCTCATTGCATAATAACTGTAAGTTCATTGTATCACCATTGTCTGTCAGTTTTAAAAACTCTTCAAAAACATTATCGTCAAAGAATTTTCTTAATTTTGCAGTTGGTTGAAATGAAAATTGGTATAAATTAGACGCAGAAATTCCACCAGACTTGCCAACAGCCTGCATAAAATTCATTAGTCCTCTTGCGGATGCCATAAATAACCGTATGGTTTGATATATGTATTTATGCTAAATTTTAAAAAAGGCAAGTACAGAGTAATTAATTATAAAAAATATAAGGGTGATCCTACTGGAGTTGTGTACCGTTCTGGTTGGGAACACGAAGTTATGAAGTGGTGTGACAGTAATCCACAGGTGAGAAGATGGTGGTCTGAAGAGATTGCTATACCATATAAATCACCCAAAGATGGTAAATTTCATAGATATTTTCCTGACTTTTGGTGGGAGATTGTACAAGATGGTCAACTAAAAAGATATCTTATTGAGGTTAAACCTAAAAATAAATTAGAACCACCTAAAAACAAACGAAGCAAAAGGTATTTACAAGAGAGTATAGAATATGCAGTCAACCAAGCCAAGTTTGAACGGGCAAGAGAATGGGCAGCAGACCATGGATGCGAGTTCATCGTCATCACAGAGCGAGAGCTCAAGATTCGATGGACTGGTAAAAAGTCTAAAAGGTAAAAAGATATCAAACTCATCGTTGAGAGAGGAGGT